GTTACGCCAGTGGGAGTTGACAAGTATTGGGGCGGAGCTTACGTTGGGGCTGTGGACACCTTTGAAGGTATGTGCGGCGCACCAATTGTGACAGAAGGCAGTGGGCCATTTATAGTGGGACTGCATTCCGCTGGATATGTCGGAACAAAACACGGTAGTTATAGTACGGTAACGAGAGAAGCATTGCAGGAATGCTTAGACGTGATGACAGCGCCAGATAAACCGATGATGCAAGGTTCTGAGGAAACGGATCTTCTGTTGGATTCTGTGGGCATGCCGTTTAAGCATGAGTTGCCCAAGAACACACATTTTGCATTTATGCAAGAGGCAGAAGTCGATTTGTTGGGCAGTCATGCCGGCCGTAAGCGTAGATACACGACCATGGTTAAAGAAACGGAATTTTCCAATGATGTGTTGGAGCTGTTTGGAGTGGAGCGAAAGCACGGACCACCAGCACTCATTAATCATTGGTATCCGCCTAGACTGTGGGCTGAATCATGTGCGAACGCCAAACCAGTGTCATTGTCATCTCTGACAATGGCTTATCAGGATTACAGGACAGGCATTCTGGAGTTTTTGCAAGAGGAGCACAAAAAAGAGATTTTTGTGTTGGAAGATGTGGCAAACGTTTCTGGAGTGGATGGAGTAAAGGGATATTACAAGATCAACTTGAACGCCAGTGCGGGCATACCATATGGTAAGCCTAAAAGTGAATTTGTTCAAGCGTCAAAGGAGTTTTTTGACGGTATAACAGTGCCATATGAGCTGACTGACGACATGATGGCTGACGTTAAGACGCTTGAGGACATCTACAAATCTGGCAAGAGGGGCTATGCGCCGCACAGGGCTAATCGTAAGGACGAGGCCATCAAGATTGGAAAAGCAAAAGTACGGATTTTTAGTGGCACTAACATGCCCTATCTCTTTCTCATGAGGAAGTATTTCTTGTCAATCAGTGCGTTTATGCAAAAACATCCTGAAGTTTTTGAGAGTGCTGTGGGTATTAACCCATATAGTGCTGAGTGGACCAAACTCAGGAACTTCATAGCTTCTAAGGGTGAAGAGAGGATCATTGCTGGCGATTACGTGAAATATGATCAGTTTGTGCACTCTAGCTTGACATACGCAGGGTTTAAGATCCTGATTGAAATAGCAGAATGGGCAGGATATGATGAGGAAGATCTGATGGTCATGCGAGGGCTGGCCACAGACACTTGTAATCCATTGTATGAGTTGGATGGCTTGTGGTTGAAGTGTGGCGGTTCAAGTCCTTCGGGGCATGGACTGACAGTGGTTATAAACGGGCTGGTAGGTAGCTTTTACGCTAGGATAGCCTATTATGATCTGCTGTATGAGTATTTGAAGAAACATGGCGCTGCTGAATTTGATCAAGGTATCACTTCATTCAGAAAGCATGTGGCACTAATGACATATGGAGATGACAACGTGATGTCAGTTAGTGAGGCAGCCCATTTCTTCACTCAC